GTGCATTTCAAAAGCTCTACTACGAGAAGTGGAACGAGATCATCGCAGATCAGCGAAGCTTTAAATTTACCGTCCGCTCCAAGCGCCCGCCCGCTGACAAGATCAACAGCTTCATAAGCTACGTAAATACGCGCATCTACAACATCTGCCTAAGTGAAATTTACAAGACTGAGCTAGATCCTCGCATCGGCTTTTTGCACGAGCCAAACTACCGCGCGATAAGCCTACATCTCGATCTTGCGGAGATTTTTAAGCCGATCTTGGGCGATACGCTGATTTTTAACATGCTAAATAAAAAAGAGATCACCGCAAAGGACTTCCAAACGGACGCTGGTAGGATAAAATTTAGCAACGACGCCGTGCAAAAGATCGAGCTAAAGATGATCTCACGCCTTTGTGAGACGCTCACGGTGGGCGGTAGGGAGCTAACGTGGAGGCAGGTGATCCGCCGCGAGGCAAATAAGCTTAAAAAGTGCATCTGCGAGGACGCGCCTTATGAAGGCTTTAGGTGGGAGTGAAATTGCATTTTAATAAAGCGTTTTTTAAGATTTTAAAAAGCTTGAAATTTAGGGCTTGGCGTATTTATATGTAGCTAAAATTTAGTCAAATTTAAGGCGAAAAAATATAGACTTCTTGCACTAGAACGCCTATAAAATTGGCTTTTTGGTGCTATTAGAATTTACTCCGTTGGAGTTTGAAACGCTTGCAAAAGCAACTTTTAAAGGAAAAATTTTTAATTAGAATTTACTCCGTTGGAGTTTGAAACTAAGCTCTGGTGTAGTCTATCTCATCCGCACTTGGATTAGAATTTACTCCGTTGGAGTTTGAAACTACTACATCGAGCTTGGCATAAAGGTCAAGTATATGCACATTAGAATTTACTCCGTTGGAGTTTGAAACTACCAGGTAGTTCATTTTGTAGATAATTGCACACCTCATTAGAATTTACTCCGTTGGAGTTTGAAACACGCTTTTGGATTAGCCCAGTGCGTCAAAGATTGATTAGAATTTACTCCGTTGGAGTTTGAAACAACTCCATTTCCACCGGCTTTATCGTCCCGCTTGCGATTAGAATTTACTCCGTTGGAGTTTGAAACGAAAGAACAAGAGAGCTATTAAAACTAAGCATCGATTAGAATTTACTCCGTTGGAGTTTGAAACTATTTGGCAAACGGCTAAAGATGAAAGGGTAAGGCACACATTAGAATTTACTCCGTTGGAGTTTGAAACGATTTATGCAAAGCCATAGCATTAACAACAACGATGAATTAGAATTTACTCCGTTGGAGTTTGAAACTTACGGGTTTCAAGCCTTAAGCCCCTAAAAATCAGCGTTTCAAGTGTTGCTGCTTTTTACTGTGCCCTGATTTGTGCCCTGATGCTAAAAAATACATTGTTGATGGAGCGTATTTTTTCAGGCGTGATCTCGGCTTTGTAGTAGTGCTTGTCGCTGATTTGGCTTGAGTGCCCTGCTAACTCTGCGACCAAATCTTTGTTTACGCCCGAATTGCGCAAAAGCGAAACGAACGTGTGCCGTGTCGCATACAGTGTTTTGTATTTGACCCCTATTCTTTCAAGCAAGGGCTTGAAATACATCCTTGTCAAGCTCCCGCCCTCCTTGAACGGCTCGCCTTTTCTTGTCGGGAATAGCCACTCGCTTTTGCTATCGTAGCCCTCTAGCATATCAGCCAAATATTCAGGTATTACGGCTATCCTATCGTGATTTTTTGTGACCCCGCCGGTGCTTATTTCGCCTCTTACGATCGCGCGCCGCACAAAGATGATATTTCGCTCTAGGTCAATGTCCTCCCATTTTAAGGCGATTAGCTCACCAGTGCGTAGCCCCGTCGTGAATGCTACGTGCAAAAATATACCAAACCACCCCGTAGCCGATCGTAAAATCTTACTCATTTCGTCGATCGTGTATGGCTCTTTTTTGTTGATTGTGATGCGGAAGTTATCGACCGATGCGCAAGGATTTTTCGGTATAATATCGTTTAGTACGGCTTTATTAAGGGCAAAATTTAACAAAGTTTTCGCCCTGCGCACCGTAACCGTTGAGTATTTTTCCAATAGCGCAGTTTGCCATTTTTCAATATCAATAGGCTTTATGTCCGCCATATTGAATTTGGCAAAATATGGCGCAATAAGCCGTTTTGTCTTTGAAATATACTCGTTTTGGGTGGTCTCGCTTCGCTTGTGTTTGGATAGCTCCAGCATTTCAAGCAGAAATGCCTCAATGCTCAAATTAGCTTCTTTGACCTTTTCTTTTTCGTCAATTTTCTGTAAAAGAACGCTCCAATAATTGCGCGCTATCCAGCGCAGGTTTTCGCTAGTCGCGCTTTTATTAGTGGAAAATCTGTATCGTTTTTTGTTTATTGTGCCAAAAACATAAATGACGTTATTGCGCACTTTAAACCCGCCGCTATTTTTCATTGTATCTCCTTAAAATTTTAAGGGCGGCAGTTTGAGACAGCATTATTTTACCGTTTTCTAGCCAAAATTCCACCTGCGGCTCTAAATTTGACTTAACGTATGCTGTGATCGTTTGGCGGCTTTTCCCTGAAACGTCGCAGATATAAGATAGCGGCACGCATTTTGGCAGGAGCAAGGAAACGGTATTTTTCATCTCAAGGATTAGGCTTTTGAGTTCTAGAAATTCGCTCATCTCTACTCCTTTATCTGCTTTATCAAAATGACGATACGGTTTAGCCGGCTATTGTCAAACTTTTCTATCTCGCGCGCTATCCAAGCGATTTTGGCGCGGCGTTTTGTTTCCTCGCTTGCCGCTTCGTTGTGTTTATTGCAGTGCTCGCAAAAGCTATCAATCGCCGCCTGCATTTTTTCTCTTTCTGGGCTACTCATCTAATAGCTCCTTGTTTTCATAAATATTGCCTATAATAGAGGCTTCTTGGTTAAAAGCAAAAAGGTCAAACTCTTCCGTGCCTTTTACACTGCATCTAAACATTGCTAAATCATCAGCATAATAAACTTTAGCAATTACATTATTGCCCCAAGTGAGAATATCTCCCTCATAAATTTCTTTGTCGTTTTTGTCTTTTAAGCCGGTGTATTGCATAACATCGTAAAACTCAGGGCAATCCAATACTGCACCAAAAGATGGCATAGGTACTTTGTAACCATCATAAGTATGCTCTACTCCATAAAGCATTTCTTCTACTTGTGTATCCCAAGCTTTAAATTTAATCTCTCTCATTAGTTATCCTTTTCAAATATTTTCAATGTAAAAATAAGCCAGCGTTTGGCTATCCTCTGCTTCTCTTGCACCATCTAGGTTTTCCCTCTAGTTGTCATCGCTCACTCCGTTTAGGCTTCTACCTTTTAATATTTGTAGCACATCTTGCTTTGAAAATTTAGAGCTAGGGTTTAGCTCGATTTTGCTAAGCCAGTAGCGATCTAGTTTTTCGCAGTAGTATTTATACGCCTCGGTGCTAGTCGCAAAAGGCTCGTAAGGCTCTAGCTCATCAAATACCCAGACGCCATTTTCCATACGTTGGCTTTCTTGCTGCCTTACCATTGCTTCGCCGTAAGTCATTTTTTTCCTTTTTAGAAGTAACTTTTTGAGCGCTTCTTGTTTATGTTGCCACTAAAATTTTTGCCCATAGTTAGTCCTTAGAATTTACTTATCAAACAAATTTTAGTTAGCAAAAGCCCTAAATATTGGCTTTTGTATGTCTGTATTAAGCTTATACTAAGCCAACTATCAAACAACAGTTAAGCAATTAATTTGTGACTACCATTAAAAAGGTATTTCATCGGTGCCGTCTATCTCGTCGCTATCTACATCTGGATATTCAGGATATTGTGGCTCGCTATATTGCTGACGTTGAGGCTGTTTTTGCTGTGTGCGCTGGTTTGAATAGTTGCCTTGCTGATAGCTTTGATTGTTTTGTTTTGCATCCCCCAACATCTCCATATTTTCGACGGCGATAGAGTGCTTTGAACGATTTTGTCCGTTATTGTCCGTCCATTGGTCGAATTTTAAATACCCCTCAACGGCGAGCTTTGAGCCTTTGCCGAGATATTGATTAGCTATTTCCGCTTGTTTGCCAAAAAACGTGATGTCAATAAAGCACGTTTCCTCTCTCTTTTCGCCATTTAGTGTGTATTTGCGAGTTACGGCGATCGCAGTTTTACCTATCGCCATTTGGCTTTGTGTATATCTTAGCTCTATATCACGAGCTAAATGCCCTATCATTATTACTTTATTCATTGTTTATCCTTTATGTAGTCGTGTTTTCAACTGTCAAGTTTTATTTGACAGTTCAGTTAGTTCATCTCTTTTAGGTAGTTTGCTTCGTGGTGGTTCTCACTCATAAGCCGTTCAATAAAGGCAATATGGCTCAAAACTTCCTCGTTGTTTAATTTTGTGTAGCTTAATGGCTTGCCCTCTTTGTCTTTAGGGTAGTCGGTATCAAGGCGTTTTAACACTTGCTTGAGTGTGTCAAACGCCAAATAAAAAGGGCGTATCGCTACGTGGAGCTCTCTAATCTCTAAGTAACGCAACGCCCAAAGCTCTTTTAAAACGACGCCGTGTATAAAACGGCTAAACTCGTTTCTAATTTTCACACTCTAACCGCCCAGCTTGAGCTTTCAGGGCGGATAAACTCGCTTGGCACGTCGTAGCCCATAAACTCGCAGTAGCCCTTATAGTCAGGTTGCGCTTTGCGGTTAATCTTATATACGCTTAGCCCAAAGTGCGCCTGCTCTCTGCCGCCTGCTTTCTTGATCGCTTTGGCTTTTAGCTCAGCTATCTTTGCCTCTAGCTCGCTTTTTTGTGCGTTTAGCTCTCTTAGTTCGCTTGCAAGCTCAAGCCACTCATTATTAGCCTCGTCATCTTGCAAATACTCCTTTTCAAAAGTGTTCCAAGCATTTTTTAGCTCATTAATCGCCTTTTTGTTTGGCAAAATCTCACAAGTGACCGCCTCTAGCTCAAAGTCATCATTTAGGTGTCCGACGGCAAAGATGCACTTTTTAGCTTCACTTACGTATAGTTGGTGTTGGACTTGATAGTAGTATTTTTTACTAGGCACTCCGCACTCTTTTACCTGTTTATATTCGGCATCACTAAATTTTATCTCGCAGATCACGTCCGCCATAATATCTAGCCCATCAAGGCTTGCTGAAAATCTTGGATCATCGTCGCTTTGCATTACAACTGGGATAAAATCATAGTGCATTGTTTTGTTTAGCCACGCTCTAAGATCAGGTTCGTAGTTTTTGCCGTTTTTCATAGCTTGATTTTCAAAAACGGCTTTTCGCCCTTTCTTGATCTGAGCTAATACATAGGGCTTATTAAAGCCAACGCCCATAACGTCGCCAGCCTCGCTAGCGTTAAACTTTGTTCTGCGATACTCTAGCCATTCAGGCGTGTTTTGCTCTAAATTTATAAACATTCTTAATCCTTTATGCTGCTATCTTAAAAGCATTTACTATTTTTACACTTAGTGCGACTTGCCCCTTGGCTGTTATTCTTGTTGTAAATCTTTCTTTATTACCTTTTGGCGTTACTATAATTTGTGGGATAACTTCAAAATACCCCGCATCTAACCATCTTTGATAAGGCATGTTGTCCGCCATTAGATATTTTTCGTCTCTTAGCCATTTAAAAATTCTATTTCGCCCCACGCTTACGTCGTTTTCGTCGCAAAGCGTTTTTACGAAGTCGCCTATTAATGCACTTGTGGCGCTAGCTTCTACGGCTTCAGCAAAAATCAGTTTTGGCATATCGGCAAGGCGTTGCGCTTCTAACGCTTCGATTTTGTCTATTTGGGTTATCGCTAGCTCTAAAGCCTCTTTATAGTTACGCGGAACGTTAAACGGATTTTTTAGTTTTTGCTCCATTAAGTTAAACGCTTTGATAAACTTAACTTTCCATTGATAGGCGCGCTCGCCTGTAAAGCCCATAACAAGTAATGAAAAGCCGTCGCGGGTCATCTTATACATCGGTAATTTACGCCCAGTGCTATCTGAGTATTCACTCACCCAAAAATTAGGGGCAGTGAATTCATCTTGTGGCAGCTCCCTTATTTTAGCTATAATATGGTCGTGTCTTTTTTCAAAGACATCTGCAATTTGTAGAGAAGTAGTCCAGATTTGACCGTCGGCTACTTCCAACTTGATCTCTTGGTCGTTTATGATTAGATTTTCCATCATTTATCCTTTTCTTTTAGTTGAAGTATGTTTAAAATTTTGGCTCTCATAGCATTATGATTATTGGCTAACATCTCTAAAGCGCAGAATAGATCATAAGCGCAGTCAAGCACCTTGTAGCTTACTTCTTCGTTACTATCGCTTGGTTCTATCTTGTATAGCTCTAAATACTCGGCAAATTTCTGTTTGGTAGGGGCTTTCATTTTTGCCCCCTTGTAAGTTGTAAGACAATATAAGCAAGCAAAAGCACTTGCAAGACTTCTAATACTTCACTCATTTTAAGCTCCTTTAGCTAAAATATGAGTAGCACAATGTTTTAGGTTAAGGGGCTTTTCGCCCCCTTTGCTAGATCCAAATTTTAAGGATTTTGCAGATTAGATAAATCAGTATCGCGAGTTTGATTAAAAAATCTAACCTTTGCATTGTGCTACTCCTTTCTATCAAACAAGTATCATTTTGTTGCTTGATGAAAGAATTATAGCATTATTATAAGACTAAGTCAATATTTTTTAGTATTAAAATGAGATTTTTTATAAAAAATTGAGTAATATTTTGAGACTTTTTAACCAACGCAAAAATGCGTCGGTTAATCTAAAAGCGTTTTTAATGCAGTTTTTAGCGTCTGGGTATTTGATAATTGCTCTTTTAGGTTTTTAATTTCAAGTAGCATTTCACACGATTTAACAGCCTGCGTATTTATCTCGTCGCTTGTCGCTAATCGCTTAATACTCCCCTCGCTTAATCCTATCGCCTCGCCTAGCTGTTTATATGTTAGTCCCAGCTCTCGGCAGGTATACTTTATTAAATTTTCTTGTCCATCATACAAAAACTTTATTTCGCTATCAACATACCCACACGTCTTACAAACTAGATCGCTGTCATCTAACTCAAAATTTGCAAATTTATCATGCTTGTCTTGATTAATATTAGTAGCGCCACATTTAGGACACTTATATGAATGTAATGCCATTATTGCTCCTTGTTTGGAAATAAAGCTTTATCTAGTGCTTCATAGTATTTTTCAATAAACCTAATAAATTTTTTACTATCTAAAAAATAGTTTGGATATGCACTTTTTAGCTGTTTTACTTTATCTATTGATATAAGCACTACGTCGATATTGCTTGTATCTTTTCGGTGTTCTAGCGCAGCATAGTAGAGTTTAGCGTCATCTGCTTCTTTTTGTCTAAAGCCCCTAATAAAAAGCTGGTTGCTGTCCAAATTTAACTCCATAACGTAGTAGTAGAAATTTTTATTTTTCGTATCGGCTTGGATATTTTTACTCGTCAAAGTAAGAGCCGATAAATTTTTAAGAATATTGTGCTCTTGGTCCAGCTTGGCGATTTTATGGATAATTTCCGCTTTATTTAGCTCTTTATAGTCGTTGTGGATGGGCGTTTTTTCTTGATGTGCGATTAGGGCGCTGCATAGCCGAAAAAACTCTTTGTAATATTCCTCTCCCTCGCCGAGTTTTAGATTAGAGCTAGTCTTAAAAGATAAAATTTCAACGGCCGTTGCCCAGTAGTGTTGCAAAAGTGTTCTGATTTGGAGTTCTACACTAAGCCCCTTACTTTCTTGCTCGAATTGCCCTTTTTGATAGGTAAAAATCTGATGTATTGAGCGGTACCCATCCGGTTTAGGCTCGCCTATATAATCTTTATCGCTAAGGAATTTAAAATTGCGCTGATTTTTATAGGTTCGTCGCATATCGCTTGCAAAATCATAGACTTCTTTTATATTGTCAAAAACTGCTCTTACGCCAGCTATATCTTGCATTTGTGATAGTCTCATGGTCGGAAATCGTTTAAGCTTTTTCTCTATCGATGAAAAACGCTTTAGCCTCCTTGCGGTAATTTTTGGCTTTAGCTTTTTATTCCTTACGACCGTGGCTAGTGCTCGCATAATAGGTATATGCAGGCTTCGATATGAATTTAAACGCTGTTGACCTTCTTCAGCAAAAGTATCGTCCCTTATGGATTTTCCGACGGCATTTATTTCTCGCGACATCGGAGTTGTATTTTCGCTCATATTTTTCCTTTAAAAACTAGATTATACAAAAATTTACGCCGTTTTTTTGCTTTCGGCTTTTATCTTTTCAAGCTTAGCTAGTAGTGCCACCTTAGCTTTATCATAAGGCACTTGTGAAAAAGATTTAACCTTATAATATGCCGTTAGCTTCTCTATATCTGAGTTTGTTACCTCGCAAAGCTGAGTTAGATCACTTAATTGCTCTGGCGTCATATAAGTAACTTTGCCTTTTTGCTCGATTTTTGGCTCGTCCGCATGCATATTTGTAGCGTCAGCGTCTTTTGTATCGTCTATCGCAAATAAGCCATTTAAGGCGTATTTTCTAGCGTAGCTTGATGTAGCGCCAGTTATTTGCGCTTCGTCCATACCTTTTTTTGTCAAAGGCTCTCTTGCATAGGCATTTACGCTTATCTCACCCTTATCACACACAAATTTAGCCGTAGCTTTCACATATATGCGGTCAGCCACAATGGTTATCTCGTCGCTTAGTATCGTGCAAAAACTATGCTTTGCTTCAAGCTCTTTTAGCGCCTCAAGTATATCCTCGCAAGAGCGGTATTTATACCCACCAAACTTATTTTCTTGTGCTTTAGGGGCTTTTAGCTCTGTTTGCACCTTATTTAATAGCTCTATTACTTCTTTATCCATTTTTTAACCTTTCTAATATTTTTTGAAATTCTCCCCAAGTCATATTTGGCTCGCCATAAAACTCAACAAGCTTCATCAGAATATAAGAGCGCATCTTTCTCTGCCTCCTCTCGTAGTTTTTCAAGACTTTTTTTGTAAGTGGTTGTGTAGCTTAAAAAGCCCTCGTTGGTATATTGAAATTCAGAGCATAAAACATAGACTAAAGCGGCATAAGCGAAAAAGTCTTGGCTACATCTTTCTATTAATAAATCGATTATCGCTCCAGTATTGTCGCCAAGCCCATTTTTAAAAGTATCGTAATAGCGGTTATAGATAACTATTAGATCGCTTACTATCTCGTCGTATTCTTTTTCAAAATCCAAGCGTGCCACGTCGTTTTCGGCACGTGCTAGATCGTAGCTCAAACTCATTTTAACCCCTTTTGATATTTAGATAGGCGATATTCTTTATCTCGCCGCCATTACTGAAAACTATGCGAAAAAATCTAATTATCTTTTTCATTTTTAGCTCCTTAAACTATCTCATAAACATACTCGGCTTTAAAGCTGGCTAGTTGTTTTTTACTTAGTTTTACTGGGTTTAGTTTTTTATCTTTTACTGCTAGCAGAACAAGTGCATCTTTGTGGATATAAAGCACTAGCCCCAATGTGTCAAAATAAACCTCGTAGGTGTAAAAATTTGGTTCTCTTGTAGAGTATCTAGTGCATCCGTCAAACGTTACTTTTAAATATTTTTGCTTGTTTCTCATCTCAAGCTCCTTTTTCTAATAGAAACCTTGCTCGCCACCGCCGACTAGATGTTAAAAATTAATTTAGCTTGCAAAAGCAACTTTAAAGGAAAATTTTTTATATGAAAAATGTTAGCAGGCTTTCGCCTACTCCAAGCAAGCAAGGCTTTTATTAGAAAAAGTGGTGTTTTTCGTTTTATTAAAACCCCTGTGAAAAACTATCCTAAATCAGGGCTAATACCGAATAGCGACGTTTCGGCTCGCTATATCCGCTTCAGATTGAAACGTGATTGACCTGCAAAACTCGCAGGAGGCTCACTCTGTCAGCTTTCGCTTGAAGCCTACAAAACGTTTTTTTTGTTTTGATGAGAGAATGATACAATACGTGTCCTTATTGTTTCCTTAAAAATGATACATTATGTGTCAAAAGAGATACAGTAATAAAAATGGTTTTATGGTATAATTTCATAACCCACTAAAAAGGCGTAAATTATGGAATTTAAAGACCAAATAAAGGCCATCGCGAGCAAGATAGAGGATGTAAAAGGCAAAATCCATACAGAGGAGGCTACAAAAAATGCCCTCATTATGCCATTTATCCAAGCTTTGGGTTATGACGTATTTGACCCGAATGAGGTGGTGCCGGAATTCACGGCAGATTTAGGCATAAAACAAGGTGAAAAAATAGATTACGCCATTTTTAAAGACGGAGCGCCGATAATTCTGGTGGAGTGCAAAAAGGCTAACGCTGATCTAAACGTTAATAATGAATCGCAGCTCTTTAGATATTTTCATACGGCATCGGCAAAATTTGCAATACTCACAAACGGTATTATTTACAAATTTTATACCGATCTTGACGAGAAAAACAAAATGGACACTACGCCATTTTTGAGCTTTAATATCCTAAAAATCAAAGATAATCAAATAACCGAGCTCGCAAAATTCCAAAAAGAAGCTTTTAACTCCGATGAAATTTTTAGTGTCGCAAACGTCTTAAGATTTTCAACAGAATTTAAGCGCGTGATAAATGCTGAAATGTCGGAGCCAAGCAAAGAATTCATCAAGTTTTTTATCAAAAAAGTATATACGGGCGTCGTAACGGATCGTATAATAGATCAGTTTGCGGGGGCGATAAAAAACACAATTGCGCAATACATAACCGACAGCGTAAATGAGCGGCTAGATGCTGCCAAAATAGACAAAAGCGGGGATAAGCAAGGATTAGAAGTAGGCGATGACCTAAAAATGCCTAAAATCATAACGACTGACGAGGAAATAGAAGCGTTCCATATCGTCCGCGCCATTTTGTGCCAGTCGGTACCGCTAGAGCGCGTAAATTATCGCGATGCGCAATCGTATTTTGCCGTGCTGTTTGACGACAATAATCGTAAAACTATTTGTAGGCTTTATTTATCTGGTAGCAAAAAATACATCGGCATAGTAGATAAAAAGAAAAATGAGGACAAAATTTTAATCAATAGTATTGATGATATTTACAAAAACGGCGAAAAGTTGATTAGCATCGCAAGCTTTTATAACTCTGAGAAATAATTTATCTTTTTCTCCACACCCACGGCGGAGTAGGATCATTACTCTGCCAAAGCCCTAGCTTTTTCTCACGTGCCATTTTTTCTTGATCTACATATATTTTAGAGTATTTTACATAAGCCCAAGCATAGCCGTTTAGCACCATTTGAGCGTTTATATCTTGCCCTTTGTAGAGGATAATGCCTAGCGTGCGTTTATACCTATCTTTACCCTTTGGCTCTACTTCTACCATTTGTCCTGCGATCAGGCTGGCTAAAAACTGCTTTGATCGTTGTCCGTAGTCTTGCTTTTTTTCTGGAGCGTCAATGCCGTATAGCCTTACTTTTGTTTGCTCTTTGCTATTTAACACAGTGATAGTGTCGCCGTCAGATATTTTTATGACTTTACTTTGCTCGGCAGTTAGCGAGATCAGAGGCGTTAATATTAATAGTAGTCGTACTATTAGTGGTTGTTTTATGCTCATATGGGTGGTAAAAATACCATGCTACAGCAGTAAGGATTATAATAAGTAACATGATAATATTAAATGAGTTTAGCGACTTAAACTTGGAGCTTTTATCGTCTTTTCCATAATGTATCTGTTTAATAAACGAAAATAAAAAATTAAGAATATTGACTATAAAAATAGCAATTAGTGATATAACTGCAATTAGCCTATAAATACTAGCCTTATCTATGCTTTGTAAAACAGAATTGGAAAAAACTAGCCCACTTACGAAAGCGAGAATAATAGCGGCGAATATACCAAGTATCGTTATATAATCTTTTTGCATGCCGTTTAGCTTATCGGTCGCTTTATCAGCATTGTCGCTAGCGGTTTTAGCTAAAGACATCGCGCATCTTAGCTCTTTCATCGTAGTAGCATTGTTTGCATCGCCTTTGTTTTCAATCTCTCGCATATAGTTTATTTGAAGAATTTCTAAAACTACGTGGTCATATAGTTTACAGAAACATTTTTTAAAGCCGTCTTTGTATTCATTACTGCTCAATATATATTCATAGGCTATCTCCATAGAGTGCATTAAATCATTAATGCTTAATATGTTGCCGCTATTTGTCTTTTCAACTTTATCTATGCTGGATATAATAAGGAATATCTTTGAATACTTATGTCTAAAATCCGTATTTTTGTAGATTTCTTGTAGTTTTTTAATATTGCCGTCTAGTCTGTGTTGTGAATTTTTGTCGCCGTCTAATGAGCCAATTTTTGCAAAAGAACATATAACATCTTTTATTATTATATGTTCTTTGTCTAGTGAGTATTCTAACTCAGAAAGCATTTTCACGTATTAGCTCTTTGCTTATAACGTCGCCTATACCGTCTCCATTTTTAAAGACTGTATCCCAAGCTTTACCGCTTTTATGTGTGTTGTCTACCAACTTCCATGCATTTATATCACGCTTATCGGCTATAATTCGATTTAGCATATCAGTTTCTTCTTGCGCCATATCTATTAAAATTTTATTGTAGCCCTCATAATCGGCTCCTATTCTAAATGCCCCCATATGAGAATATTCATAGTAAACGACAGGTATAACTGGCCCAAACTTCCAAGCCTCAAAATCATCATCAAATAGAGGTTTCCCATAGTTTTTTAAAAACTCGTATTGTATATAATAGAGCATTTTTTGAAGCTGTAAATTACTTATAGGCTGCCCGTCTTTATTGCATTTGGTCAATATATATTTTGCCACCTCTAAAGCTTTCATTTTTGCTCCTTTCGATAAAAAATCAATGAAATTATATTAAATTTTTAAGACATGTTGTGTCTAATTTATGGTTTAAAAGTATAAAATTTTAAAAGAACTGTTAAAAAAATCGTGAATTATATCAAAAAATAAACTATTTTTGTACATATTTTAGCAAAAAATATACCATATTGAGCTGAAATTGATCTTTTCTTTAAAAGCAGGTATCGTTCGAGCCTGCTTTTTCAGATCTAAAACCTCTTTGAATTTATGGATACCGACTACGCGCTTACTTTATCCCATAATCCTCAAATGTTAGCCCTTTATATACTTCGCAATGGACTTTACCGCAGACTTTACCAAGTATCTCACACTCGTAGCCCTCTTTATGTGGGCTGAAATTATTTTTTAAAAAAAGCCAGCCTCCATTCACAAATCGACTATTATGAAAAAAGCTTAATTTTTAGATTAAATTTGGCACGAACTACACCAACAATAATGAGGCTATCAACCTCGTCACCCTCTAGCTCAATATCAGGATAAAAACTATTCATTGAACTTAGCTTTATATACTTTTTTGGTGGCTTCTTAAAAAATTTTTTGACGTAAATATCGCCGTTATAGTTTGCTATTACTACATCCCCATTTTTTGGTTCTGCTTCGCGCTCTATAACTACCCTTTCACCGTCACTCACAAAAGGCTCCATACTATCGCCACGCACCTTGATTACATCAATATTACCATAGTGAGGAATAGATAAGACATTTTCTAAAAACTCAGGGCTTACATCTACTTGCAATGGCTTTATTTCCGCATTAACTACGCCGTACCCAGCAGAGGCTTCAACGTCTTCATAATAGTTAATCGTAATTAAATTTTTAATTCTTTTAAGTTGCCATTTTTTATTTTTAATATCATTAGAAAAAAGCTCTGCTATTTCGTGGTCTTCCAAAAAAGTATCATCCAGTAGCTTATCAACTGGAACTCCCATGCGATCAGATAGAGCATTATACTGAGCTGCGTCTTTTGGACTTCTTATGCCGTTGCTCCAATTAGTTACAGCTGCTCTAGTTACGCCTAACTCCTCGGCAATATTTTTTGCCGTGTCACCACTTTTATTCAAATAGTATTTGAGTATTTCAGCCAACGCCATAACGTCTCCTTTTCGATACTGTTTGTATCATTATACAAGAAATAAAAACACGTTTGGTTTCTTTTTAAGAAAAATATAAAGACACGTATTGTATCATTTGCGTATGGAAGATTTAAGAGAAGCTATTAGAAAAAAACTGTTGAAAGAGTATGGCAAAACGTCAATGCCTAGAAGTGTTATGAATGGGAACAGAAAGCCGAACCCAAATTTTAGAAATCGTAACAGACGGCTTGTGCCATTTAATAAATGGGGGAAAGAATTCCCTAAATGGCTATCTGAACAAGAAGCCAAGCTAAAGCAAGAGGAGGCTATAAATGGTAGCTAACAATAGCCTAGAAGCCAAACAACTCAAAAAGGCTAAAAAAATGACCCTCGCCACTCTCTTTTCAGGTATCGGCGCGCCCGAGTTTGCCGCTCGCGAAGTATTTGACGAGGTAGAGACGATATTCGCCTGCGAGATAGACAAATATGCGCGTCAAAGCTATCTAGCCAATCACGAAGCCCCGACGGTTTTTTACGAGGATGTTTGCGATCTTGACGCTAGAGCTTACGCCGGGCAAATAGATATTTTGATCGGAGGCAGTCCTTGTCAAGACTTCTCAATAGCGGGGCAACGAGCGGGTGAGGACGGCAAGAGAGGCAACCTGATATGGCAATTTTACCGCATTGTTAGTGAAGCTCGCCCTAAGGTATTCATCTACGAAAACGTCAAAGGCTTTTTGTCTATTAACAGCGGCAAAAGCTATCAAAGGTTTTTAGATGCTTTGCGGAAACTAGGCTATTTTTGTCACGCCGAGATTTTAAACACCAAAGACTACGGCATACCGCAAAATAGAGAACGATTGTATATTGTGGGGTTTTTGAACGCAGACGAATATCACGCTTTTTCTTGTGCTCCAAAAATACCGCTAAAACTAAATTTGGGCGATATGCTTGATCGCGAAGTAGATGAAAAATACTTTTTGAGCGATAAGATGATCGCATGCCTTAAGAAAAAAGAAAACAACTTTCAGGGTAGCTTTGCTCCAAAGTTTTTATGCGATGTAGGGAATTGCATAATGACTACCGCAGGAAATCGTCGGACGGATAACTTCATAAAAGTAATCGGTAATCTCGACATAAAAGGCAACGACATCTTAAAGCGCGTTTATGCTACCGACGGGGTAGCTCCTACTATACACACGGCACAAGGTGGCAATCAAGAGCCGAAAATTTTACAACGCGCACGAGGTTTTAATAAAGGCAATGAGTTTGAGCTTTGCCCTACGATAAGCTCTAGCAGCTTTGAGCAAAATAATCTACTAAAGAGCGAGCGCATACGTAAGCTAACCCCTAGAGAGTGCCTATGCCTGCAAGGGTTCCCCGAAAACTTCAAAATCGTAGTGAGCGATACGCAGGCTTATAAACAAGCGGGCAACGCGATGAGCGTCAATGTCGTAAAAATGATTTTCGAGCAAATAAAGCTCGCAAAAAATAAAGATTTTAGGCTAGGAGCGTGAAATGATCACTGAAACAAGCATAAACGGCTACATAGCGAGCGCAGATAAACACGAGATACAAAAAACGAAGATAATGAAAGCGCTTTTTAAATACCCAAATGGTGCGTCACGACATATGTTGTCGGAAGAAACAGGGCTGCCTACTGCGACCGTAAGCGCGAGAGTAAATAACCTTGTGTTTTTGGGGCGCATAAAAGAGCGAGGCAAAGATAAATGCCCTATTACTGGAGTGACTGTTAAGTGGTGCTTTTTTAACGAAAATCACTCGATGAACGAGAGTATTATAAAAAGCGAAAAGGAGCCAAGTGATGATTAAAACTCATAGCGTAGATGTTGAATTGGCTTGTAAAATAGGCTTTGATGAAGCAAATATCTTAGGACATATTGCTTATTGGACTAAACACAACAAAGATAATAATAAAAATTTTTATAATGGCAGGCATTGGACTTATAATACTCTTGATGCATTTTTAGAACAATTTCCATACTATAAAAACACGGATAAAATAAACCGAATTTTAAAGAAACTTGAAAAGATTAATGCAATAGTAAAAGGTAATTTTAACAAAAATCAATTTGACCGCACCGCTTGGTATTCTTTAGGCGATGATTTTCTTTATCTAATTGACACTAATTTTAATGTTACAAACGAGTGCAAAAACGATAATTTAAAATTGCAAAATCCAAATTGCGAATACGAAAAATCCATTTTGCAAAAACGCGAAATGGGAAAAGCTAAAATGCAAAATGGATATTGCGAGAATACAAAATCAATAAAGAATAATAATCAAGACAGTTCAAACACAAACCAAACAACAATTCAAACACAGACCAAACAAAACCCCCTACCCCCTAAGGGTGTTTCACTACCTGACTTCATCGACCCAAACCTTTGGCAAGACTATCTAGCCTACAAGAAAGAGCGCAAAGAAAAACTAAGCGATAAGGGTATCGAGATGAAATTTAGCGAGTGGGCAAAATGGGCGAGCGAGGGTATAGACGTCAATGCCTGCATACGAGAAGCAATGCGTAACGAGTGGCAAGGGGTCTTTCCGCCAAAGCCAACCTACAACAAAGCGCAAAGTGGCTTGAGCCTAAGCGTAGAGGACGTAAGGCGTTTTGGTGGCGATGTAAGCTACTACCTAGAGAGCACGAAAGAAACCAACCAAATAGCTACCCAAAACGTAACATATCTTGAAAACAAGGAGCCGTTTTAATGAACCGCATACAAACGATCAAAGAAGCGCTTGGGGTAAATGAAACACAAGCACTAATTACAGCAGAGCTACTTAAGCCGCTAAAAGATGAGGATATTATCCCATTTTTTGCGTATAGGACAAATTTTATCCAACCGAAGCAGTCAAGCGAGCTAATTACAAAAAACGCCGTAGCAGCTTTTAGAAAACAAAGGGCGCTAGAGGCGATCAGAGATGGCAAATTTAGCTTTAAAAATATCGAGCAGTTGGTCGAGTTTGTAAAAACCTTTTTTCGCAATGAGAGGCTTTGTTATGGAGCAACCTACAAAGATTTTGTAATTATCGGCGTAGATGAATATGGCAACCTAATCAACCACTACCACATTAACCAAGCAGGCAAGCCAGTACAGCTAAGCAGTGATGACGAGGCGGAAGTTTATGCGTGGCTCTTTAATAATCAAAAGCGTATCGGCGTAATCAAATACATAAGCGAACGAGAAATACTAGCTAGAGAAGAAGAGCAAGCAAAAATAGAAGCGGCAAATAATGCAAATTTATTCCCAGCTGATCCAGATGCACCGATAAAAATGAGTGATGAAGCAAGAGCAAGGCTAAGGCTTGGGCTATCTGCTCTTGCGTTAAATTTTGCAAAGAGAGCGTGAGATGAAAGCCGTATATATCACGATAACCGAAAGTGGAGCTAGCATAATCGCAAAGGTAGCAGACGAAAACAAAAAGATACTTGATAGCTTTGAGGTAAGCCGTAATGATGCAAGCGGAGTGCTTGAAGTAATGAGAAAGTGGAACGAGAAGCACAAGGACGAGGAAATAAAGGGGCTATTTTGATGATGCCAAAATACGAAAATACTCTAGCGTATGCAAAAGCGACGGGGCAAGTGCCGCTAGAGGATCACGAAATGATGTATTTTGCCGACTGGCTACGGGTAAATAAAATCCCCTTTACACACGTAGCAAACGAAAGAGTAGCCAGCGTGCAATACAAAAAGAAACTAAAAGCTATGGGGACTAGCGCAGGCTTTCCCGATATGCTCGTATTTTTGCCCAGCAAGATCGTATTTGTCGAGATGAAACGAGCAAAAAAGAGCCTAAGCAGAGTATCGGACGAGCAAGAGGATTGGGTAGATACTATCAACTGCTACGGATATGCAAAGGCGAAAGTTTGCTATGGCTCGGGCGAGGCGATAGATTTTATCAAAAGCGAGCAAGGGAGAACGCGCTGATTGAAATACGACGTCGATAAATTTTATGCGTTATCGGAGTTTTTTAATGACGACTTCCGTCTTATGGCGTGCGTAATATCACTAAAGATCGGCATCGAGCCGAAGCGCGCATATAAAGACCTAGAATTTGGCAGGTATAAGCCCGAATATCTTGACGCGTTAGAGGGCGTGCGGGCGGATTTTAAGGCCGACCCTATGAAACCATATAAAGAAGCCGTATTAGCTACAATCCCTAAAACGGACGTTATCTTTAGCCGCGACGACTTCGCAAACATCGAAGCGTATAGCGTATTTGAAAAGTCGTACGACAAAAGCGGCGCAAAGCTAAGGAATAAAACTAAACGCCCGCGTAGGGTTAAAAAAGAACAACTAGAGTTTAAATTTTAAGGGGAGCGGGTGGCGAAGCTATCAGAGCAGGTAAGAAAATTAATAATAGCCGACCACTTAACGGGCAAATTTTCGCAAAGGGAGTTGGCTAAAAAATACGATTTATCCACCAGCACGATAAATAAAATTACAAAAGGGGTGGAAGCCAAAAACGAACACCTAGTGAACGCCCAAGTAGCGTTGCTGTCGGCAAGAGAAACATTACCGCCCGAACAAACGAACGCGATCGCGAACGCTGCGAGAGACGAATTTTATAATAGGCGGCTGATTGAAAACGCCACGCAAAAAAACCTAGCCAAAATCACGGAAATGCTAGATAAAAACACCAAATACGAAAAGGTGGGCGTCGGCGACGGGGTGCAAACTTTCGAGCCCATAGAGCTAAACGCAAACGACTTCAAAGCTTTGCAAGACGCGATAGATAAAGCCAGCCTGACGCTCGGCGTTAATCCTCGTTTTGGCGGCACCACGATAAACAACGCAAACGTAAGCCAAGAAGCACAAATTCAACAAATCGTGATAAGCAAAGATGAGTAAACTAGAGGTCAAACTACTACCGCACCAATACGAGCTACTAGCCGACACAAGCACGAAAATAATCGGTTTAGTCAGCGGTTACGGCGCGGGCAAAACCTACGCCGCGGTTAGAAAAGCTTTGCAGCTAGCGTTTTTAAATCCCGGTTGCGCGGGTGTGATAACCGAGCCAACCTATCCGCTTTTGCGCGATATACTATTCGGCGATCTTGAAAACGCGCTCATTGAGTGGCGCGTGCCGTATAAATTTAACCGCACTGATGCAATATTTACGCTTGATATTAACGGTGCCAAAACTCCCATTTTGTGCCGTAGTATGGAAAACTGGGAGCGACTTATCGGCATAAACGCCGCGTGGATAATCTGCGACGAGTTTGATACGTCAAAAACCGAGATCGCGCTAAAAGCTTATGAGAAGTTACTAGGACGCTTAAGAGCGGGCAACACTAGGCAATTTATCATCACCACAACGCCCGAGGGCTTCCGCGCTACGTATCAAATTTTCATAGAAAAAGGCGGTGAGGCTAAACGGCTAATCAAAGCAAAAACCGCCGACAATAAATATCTGCCACCCGATTTCATCGACACGTTAAAAGAGCAATATCCCGAGAATTTACTAAAAGCGTATTTAGAGGGCGAATTCGTAAATTTAACTAGCGGCACAGTGTATAGCTATTTTAGCCGCGATACCCACGCAAGCACGGAAACTATCAAAGAGGGCGAAACACTACACATAGGCGCGGATTTTAACGTAGGCGGCTGCATAAACATAGTCTGCGTAGAGCGAGCGGACAAAAACGGCGTAATAACCACGCACGCGGTAGATGAGGTCATAAGTTACGACACCTACGCAATGGCGCAGACGCTAAAAGATAAGTATAAAGGGCATAAAATCATCATTTATCCGGACGCGAGCGGACAAAATAGAAAAACCAGCGCGAGCGAAACGGACGCGCAAATTTTAAGAGGTGCGGGGCATTTAGTATTCGTAAATCACTCAAATCCGAGTATTAAAGACCGTGTAAATTGCGTAAATAACCTATTTGACAAACGCCGCTTGCTCGTCAATGTCTCAAAATGCCCAAATTTGACAAAGGCGCTTGAACAGCAAGCGTGGGACAATAAAACGCAGCTACCCGAAAAAAGCGACGCTCACCCTGCAAACGATGACTACAACGACGCGCTAGGGTATCTAATCGCGTATAAATACCCGATAGCTGCGCGAGATTACCAAATCAAGGTAGTCGGCATTTAGTAGTAGAATGCAAAGAAAAAAGGCTTCTTATGGCGGTAAATGCAAAACATCCTGAATATTCTAAGAATTTAATTAAATGGCAACTAATGCGCGATGCCTTAGCGGGCGAGGTGGCAAAAGAAAAATACGTGCCTAAATTAAGCGATCAAGAAGCGGAGGAATACAGCGCTTACGTAGGGCGAGCAGAGTTTTACAACGCGACGGCTAGAACGCAGGTCGCGCTAACAGGGCTACTATTTGCAAAGCCGCCTAAAGTTGAGCTGCCCGAAGCGCTAAAGAGCATCGGCGAGAATATCAGCTTAGATGATGATACGTTAGAAGCGCTAGCTAAAAATATCGCTAATGAGTGTTTAAGCGTCGGGCGTTGCGGCGTGCTCGTGGATCTGCCTAGCGTCGAAAAGGCGGAATACTCCAAACTTGAAGCCGAACGATTAAATTTAAGAGCTTACGCCACGCTTTACAAGGCCGAAAATATCATCAACTGGAAAACCACGAAAATAAACGGCTCAAACGTTACGTCGCTCGTGGTACTCGCAGAAACCTACGCCGAGCCGACGCAGGACGAGTTTGTAGATAAGATAAAAACGCGTTACCGAGTGCTTGATTTACACGAGGGCTACTACCGCCAAAGGGTATTTAGTGAAACCAAGGCGGGGAATTTTGAAGTAGTAAGCGAAATTTATCCGAGCGCAAACGAGCGCAAACTCGAGTATTTGCCGTTTACGTTTTTTAACGTGAACGATTTAAAAACAGCGGTAGAAAAGCCGCCTTTGCTTGATTTGGCTAAAGTCAATATTAGTCATTTTAGAAGCGAGGTCGATTTAGAGCACGGCACGCACTTTACGGCGCTACCTACGCCTTACGTTACGGGCTATCAAGGCGAGAGCAGCGAAAAGCTAAAAATAGGCTCTACCGCCGTTTGGGTCATAAACGATCCGAGCGCAAAGGTTGGCTTTTTAGAATTTAGCGGCGCGGGTTTAAGTACGCTTGAAAACCGTATCGCGGTCAAAGAAAAGCGGATGTCGATTTTAGGCGCGCGCTTGCTGCTAGACGAGAAAAAGACGGCTGAAGCCACCGAAACCTTGCAAATGCGAAAGAGCGGCGAAAATGCGGTATTAACCAATGTCGCCTCTACGATTAGCGAGGGGATAGTATCGTTTTTAAAAGACATAGCATTTTTTGAGAATATCGCGGGCGAGAATTTGATTTATGAGATAAATACCGACTATAACCTAACGATGATCGAACCGCAGCTATTAGCCCAAATCATAGCCGGCATTCAAAGCGGGGATATTCCTAACGAAGTGCTTTATGATGCGCTCTTAAAGGGCGAGCTAATGCCTAAAACTATCCAAAGCTACGAGGATTATCAAGCCAAATTAGAACAAGCCGCGCCGCAGGTAACGCCGAGCTATGAAGCCGTTTAATCAACTAATAGCCGAGCTTGAAGTAGCGCGCTCCCTTTTGCACGAGCGGATAAAAAACGGGCTAAGTAAAAAAGTAGCTAAATTTTATGACGATATGATCGCTGATTTGCAGGCGCAAATTTTAAAAAAGAAAAACGTAACGAATAATTTAGCCCAAACGATAAGCGATTTAAAGCAGAGCCTAAAAACGCCCGATTTACGCAAAGATTTTTTAACGCTAGCACAAAACGAGCAAGACCATCTACTAGACTACAATGAACTAGCGGGGTTTAATCTGTTTTCTAGTGTATTGCCAGAGAGTAGCATCGAGCGGCTAGTAGATAGCGCGCAACTAGAGGGCGCCACCGTCAAAGCGTGGAATAACGGCTTAAGCGCTGATCAAAAAAAGCGCCTTGAACGCGAATTAAAAATAGGCGTGAGCTTAGGAGAGACGACGCCGATGTTGGCGCAAAGAATAGCGCAGGTTTTAGGAAAAAGCAAACGTGACGCGACGTCGATAGCATTAACCGGAGCGGGCGCGATAGTAAGCGAAATTCGCCAAGCCTTTTTTGAAGCAAACAACGACGTCATAAAATGCTACAAATACCAAGCCACGCTAGATACTCGCACGTCAGAACTATGCAGAGCCTACGATGGCCTAATGTGGGATAAAGACTACAAGCCTATCGGGCACGACTTCCCGTTTCGCAAACCGCGCGTAAATACTCATTTTAATTGCCGCAGCGTCATAATACCCGTAACTAAAAGCTGGGACGAGCTTGGCGTCGAGGGAATGGACGAAGCAAGCGGTCGCACTAGGTCGTCTATGAACGGCTACGTGCCGCAGGATATGACATTTAACGACTGGCTAAAAACTCAAAGCCCCGAAACGATAGAAAAGACGCTAGGCAAAGGCAGAGCCGAGCTATTTATGCAAGGCAAGATCACTATGCGGGATTTAATAACGCAGCAGGGGCGGAGCGTAAATTTAGAGGATTTAGCAAAGAAGACGACGCCAAAAACGGTATTTTCAAAAGATAACGTAAGTATAAACGAAATAGAAGCTATCCGCGATTGGACTGGAGCTAGCAGTAGAAAAATCCGTGAGTATATGACCGGCACACTGAAAGAGCAGTTATACCCCGAGGAAAAAGAAAGTTTTGATAACTTTATCAACTTATTTAATAAATACGAAAGCAATGTAAAAAAAGGAACAGACATATATAGGGGAATAGGCTTTGATGAGATTGAAGCTTACGAAAATAGCATGTTTGCGAAGTTAAAAGCCGGTGATGAATATTTTGATAAGGCTATTTCTAGTTTCTCGTTAGAACAAAGCGTAGCAAAACATTTCAGTAGTCGCAACGGAGGCTATAAAGAGATAATACTAAAAACGAAATCACGAGGCAAAGAGCTTTACGTAAATGATTTCTCAGACTATGAGGAAAAGGAGATTTTGGTAAAAGGCGGTGAAAAATTTAAAGTAATCGAGATAAAAGACGAAGTGATAGACGGCGATAATGTTACGGTTGTTTATATTGAATAACTTTTGTTAAAGCCAATCGGAAGCATAAGCTTTATAGGTTTTTTTGCGCCATTCCAAAAGAAAATCTTTATTTATGGATTTTTCTTTAAATTCATCGTAGGCTTCTTTTATCCTTGTTTCGTTTTTCATTAGGTAGTAATTAAGTGTAATAGTGCCACCTGAATTCTCGTATGCTTCAAATTTGTCAAAACTCATTACTCCGCCGTCCGGGCTTACTATTACCGCAGAGGGCTTTTTGATCCATTTATCGTTTTCGTCTACGCGCAAGCCGTATGTTGCGTCGTAAGCGACCCGCAACCATTTTAAAAGAAAATCTTTGTCCTTTGATTTCTTATTGAATTCGCGCCACCCTTTGTCTCTTGTTAGGTTGTTTTGTTGGGCGTAATGATAAGAGGCGCGAACTGCATTTGAGCTATTTTGTGCAAACTCATTAAAACTAATCATAATAAAATCCTTTTCTTTTATTATACCACTTTTTCAAAACCAACCCCATTTAAAATTTAAGTTACTATTCTATCAAAGGCCGTGCCTTAAATTTAACTCTCGTGGAGGACAAAATGGATATTGAGGAGCTAAAAAAGCAAGTTAGTGATTTGCAAGCCGAAAAAGAAGCGATGAACGCTAAAAATAAAGAGCTTTTAAGCGAGGTAAAAAAGCTAAAAGCTAAAAATAGCGACGCGGTAGAAGCCGAAAAATACGCCGAGCTTGAAGCTAAATACGACGAGCTAAAAGAGCAAAACGATAAGCTCGCTAAAAAATACGATACCGATACGAAAAAGCTAAACGCCGATCTAGCTAACGCTAACGGATCGCTAAATAAGTATCTAATTGACGCCGGGCTAAGCGATAATCTCGCAAAAGCGGGCGTAAAAGCGGAGTTTTTAGAAGCGGCCAAAGCTCTTTTGCGTGGCAATGCTAGCTTAAAAGACGACAAGGGTGAACTAAAGGCGTATATTGCGGATAAGCCTATAAGCGAGTTTGTGAGCGAGTGGGCGCAAAAAGACGGTAAAGCTTTTATAGCGGCGCCTCAAGGTCAAGGCGGAGGAGCGAGCGGAGGCGGCGGTAACGTAAATATCGGCGCTAAATGGGGCGGCACTCGCGAGGAGCGAATAGCCGCGATAAAAGAGAAATTTAACTTAAAGGAATGAAAATATGGCACTAAGCGATATGAAGGTATTTTCCGAATACCTAGCAGGCACGACGATCGAGACGCTAAGTCAAGACATAGAGAAATTTAACGCGGCTAGCGGCGGCACGATAATTCTAAACGCGCAGGGCATAGACGGCGATTTTATGCAAGAGAGCTTTTTTAGAGGTATCCACTCCGCGCAACGCAGGGTAGATAGATACGCGGCTAACGCGGCGGCTACGGCTACCACCTTAAGACAAGAGCAGGACAACGCCGTAAAAGTAGCGGGTGGATTTGGGCCGGTAGTGTTTGAGCCGGGGCAGCTAACGTGGATAAAAAAAGACCCGTCCGTAGCGCTTGAAGTGATTTCAAGAAATATGAGCGAGGCGATGATAAGCGATATGCTAAATACGGCCATCTCCGCACTCGTAGGCGCTATCGGTAATAACGCGGGCGTAGTAAATGACGTAAGCGCAAGTGGCGGCATAAACCAAGCCAACCTAAACAACGCCTATGCCAAATTCGGCGACAGAAGCGCAGCGATAGTAGCCAACATAATGAGAGGCGCGGTATTCCACAAGCTAATTGGGCAAAATTTAGCAAACGCCGCACAGCTATTTAAAGCCGAAAACGTGCTTGTCGTTGAGATTTTAGGACGTAGGGTGGTAGTTACCGACGCGCCGGCTCTGTATAAAGCGGGAACGCCGAATAAAGACTACGTTTTGGCGCTAACCACTGGTGCCGCGATAGTAAGCGACGCGGGCGATCTAATCACGAATATCCAGACCAACAACGGCAAAGAGCGCATAGAAACGACTTATCAAGCGGACTATACGTTTGGGTTGTCGCTCAAGGGCTATTCTTGGGACACGGCAAACGGCGGCAAAAGCCCGGATAACGCAAAACTAGGCACCGGCACGAACTGGGATAAGATCGCAGCTAGCGATAAAGATACTGCGGGCGTGCTACTAATAGGCGACGCGGCTAAAAACTAGGAATCGGTAAATGTCTAAAATTTGGTATGTAGAATTCCCGACGTTTCAGTATAACGAGGACGTCAAAGCCCTAGCCAAAGAGCGAGGGCTAACAATCATTGACGCTAAATTCGACGATGGCGACGGGGTAAAAGACCCGCCCGCTTTGACTTTAAAGGGCGCGACGCAAGAAGTCGATTACGATGAGCTAATATCAAGGCTCGATACATTAAAAGCTGGCGAGCTGAAGTTGCTAGCGGCTCATTTGGGCGTTGAATATACTAACGCGGACGGCACGAAAGCCGCGATAAAAGAGAAGCTGGAGCAATGATACCCGAGGACGGCACGGGGCTAGCTAATGCCAACGCTTACGTTTCGGTCGAGTTTGCCGATGAGTACTTTTCGGCACGCGGCAACCAAACGTGGGCGGGGCTGGGTAGCGCGGATAAAGAGGCGGCCATTATCAAGGCGACGGATTATTTAGAGGCGGCATATTTCGACAAATGGCAAGGCGAGAGATTAAAAGCCGATCAAGCTTTGAGTTTCCCGCGCCCGCCGGTTGGGATGCCCGCTAAGTTTAAAACCCCCCTCTGCGGGCTGGCCA